GTCGTTACACGTTTACCCCGCTTGGGCTAGGATTACATAATGATCTTAGCTCTCTGGCGGGTAATAAGGCTATGATGCGCCTAGGCGAAAAATTGTCAGGGGTTCGTGTCAACTATGCTCAGTTCTTAGGTGAACGAAAGCAGACTGCCGAACTTCTGGCATCCACAGCCCACCGCGTCGTATCGGCAGCGCGCGCTCTAAAGCGCGCTGACTTAGGGACCTTTACCAAGTCCCTGAGCCTTTCCGGCACTGAGGCCAGAAGCGTCCGAAGCGCCTGGAGGCGAGTGGAGAACAGTCCGGCAGATAAACGTATTGCCAATCATTGGCTTGAGTTTGTCTACGGCTGGAAACCACTGCTTTCAGACGTGTACGGGACCGCTGAGTACTTGGCAGAGCGCATCCACAAACAACGGTACCCTTCTGGGGTGGCCGTTGCTAGCGGAAAAGCGACTGTTTCATACTCAGGCCCGCAACTTGACAAGTTGATGGGTCATACGAAAACATGGGCGAGCTATGAGGCGACCGTCAGTGTAAAGTATAAAATGCACTGGCGTCTCGATTCAGAAGCTTCGTCCATACTCGCTCAGACGGGAATCACAAACCCGTTGCTCCTTGGTTGGGAGCTCTTTCCTTACTCCTTTGTGGTTGATTGGTTCGTACCGGTGGGTACGTACCTCGAAAGTCTAACGGCCTTCGATGGATTTAGCCTTATTGATGGGCGATCCGGAAAGACACAAAAGACGTGGGTGACTTACTCGCACAACTATGCGGACTCTGGTAAGACTCCTTATCCGTGGTCACGTAGTGGTTCATTCACAAAGAAAGCCTTCGAATTTCGAAGGACAACGATGTCGAGTTGGCCCTCTTACGTGCTCAAGGTTCGGAGTCCTATCGGCGGGGACCCTTTGTCAAGGTTCCTTACGGCCGCGTCTCTTATGCGAGTGCTCTTTAGGTAACGCGTGAGCGTTTTCTTTAACCCCGCCCCTCCATGGGGCTATTTACGCCGTAAGGCGAATGGTGCAATTCCATGTCTGCGCAAACTAACCTCGTCTTAAATGACGGTCAGACGACTCCGGTCGCCAAAACCTTCTCGATGCGCGGGGCCGATCTCGGCCTCGCCGTCTGGAAGGATGTTTCGGGTGGGATTTCCATAGGCGTTCCCACGATCACCCTCAAGAATGTCGAGTCTGACGGCAACGCTGGCACTTATAAGTGCGAGCTTCGCATTCTGCTCCCTGTTCTTGAGACGATTAGTGGTGACGCCGGTGGCTATACTCCCTCTCCGAAGGTGGCTTACAAGATGTTCGGAAAAGCGGAACTTGTCGCTCCGTCCCGGGCTACCTTGCAGAACCGGAAGGATATTCTGGCATTTCTGAAGAACGCACTTGCGCATTCAGTGATGTCGGAAACTTTCGTCGACTTCAACCCGCCGAACTGAGCCTTTGGAGGTTATATGGCAAACATTGACCTCTCTCGTACCGTATGGCCAAACAAGACTTCTACCGCAGTCACTTTGAACGTTGTTTTCCGTAAGCGTGCCAATCAAGGCATCGGAACCTACGAGACTTGGGCAGAGATGCCCTCTATCGTGTTGGTTTTCAACGGAATCAACGACTCTGTTACTGTGGAGGTCCTGCGCCAAGTGGTGAAGGCGCACCTACTGGACAACAACATTCGTGAATGGTGGTCCCCGAAGAATTCGGATGTGGCTGGCGAGATCGACAACGTGTTGTCGACCTCGTTCGTCCCTCCGTCTGCAGCGAGTTCTGCCACTACGATTGTGCTGTTCGATGGTGAGTTCGGACCCATGCTGATTAGCTAACCGGGAAGATCCCATATGGACGCCCGTGCAGCCTCTGCCTTGAAGAGTGAGCCCTATTCCCCCGCGAGGGGGCTAAAGCTCCTAAGAAAACTCTTCTTGCGTATCTGTTCGCTCTCTAACACTTTGAGACCGACTATCAAATCGCGGCTTTCTTTAAAAAGTTCCAAGACTCAAATCTTGGAATTGATAAAAAGGCTGCGGCATTTGAAAAATGGCTCAAAGCCGAGGATCGATGTCGCGAGACAAACAAGTTGTTCAGAGACCGGTGGGGAGGAGGGTCCAAACCTCTCTCCTTCCCCGTCGAAGAGGTACTTCACCTCGCTCGTCGGAAAATTACTGGTCTTCTTGGCAGCTTTAAAGCTCGCGATTTTGATCGCGTTAGAGACGGATCTCGGCATGGTCCTGGAGGCGACCTCTCTTGCCCTAAGCATCTTGCTTCGAGCTATGAGAAGTATCGAACAACAGGAAACATTACCGAACCTTGCACCCGACTTTACGATGATGTCTTCGGAAATGAAGGCAACCCTTCTCTGACCGATCTTTGGCCAGGGGAGCTCATCGATAAACGTCAGGAGCTGGCACATGATGCGCAGTATGTGTACAGCAGCAGGTTATCCTTCGTAGCTAAAACAGCCCGTATCGATCGACCGATTTGTGTTGAGCCTAGATGGAATGTTTTCCTTCAGCTCGGCATAGGAGAGGTGATCGCTGAACGACTCCGACGTTGCGGAATCGACATTCAGTGTCAGAATCGCAATCAAGAGTTGGCGGGTAAAGCTTATGACGATGGCCTCGCAACCATCGATCTGAGCTCAGCGTCAGATTCGGTCTCCACCAACCTGGTGATAGATCTTCTTTCTGAGGCTGATCCCATCTGGCTAGATCTTTTACTAAAGTCGAGGTGTCCTTATACCCGTTTTCAGGGAAAGAACATTCGACTTGAAAAGATTTCGTCGATGGGTAATGGCTACACCTTCCCTCTCGAGACATTGATCTTCTATGCGTTTGCGTGGGCAACATGCCGGTTCCTTAGGGTTCCGACCGTTCACGTCAGTGTGTATGGAGACGATATAATCGTACCGAGAGCAGCCTCCTCACTTCTTATTGAGACCCTCCAGTGTTTTGGCTTTGCGGTTAACACCGACAAGTCTTACACGAATGGGACCTTTTTTGAGTCGTGTGGGAAGGACTATCTGCGCGGTAGGGAAGTTCGACCGTTCTTCGTCGAGAAGATACCGGTCTCACTAAGCGACTATTTCGTACTGCACAACCAGGTCGTGGCGTGGTCCGAGATAGACTCCACAAGAGTCTTTCGTCGGTCACTATATAATCTGGCTTCCGTAGTGCGAACGGCCGTGATCCAAGGAGATAGACTCTTTGGGCCGACATCAGTTGGGGGTTGTTTTCATACTCCTTTCGATGTTTGGAGCACTAGGTCGATTCCAGTTGACCCAAGACTCCATAGCGGGTGGGAGGGCTGTCGAATAAAGGTTCTCAGGGATATACCTCCACGAAAGTGGAGGAATGACCCAAAGGGGCTTTTATATTCTAAGCTCTCAAGACCGAGTGGACCTGGACACTGGGTGATAACCCATGGGTCCATCGGGACGCTGGTTGAGTGGATCATCATTCCGGTAATCGAGGACTTCTTCTTTGATACAGGGCCTCCGCCCTATACCGAACTGGAGTCGCCGGATGATGCGGACGCTGTCCCCACTTCGACAGTGGGAAGGCCTACTTTAGGGTAGACCTTAAACAGC